AAGATATAACATTGTTTTTTTCTTGTTTTTGTTCCTTTAGTTGCTGCATTGCAGAGTTTAGTACAGCTAATTTTCTATCAGAAGTTAATTGGTTAAGAATAGTTGTAATTCTTGAAATTATATCTGAATCTTCATTACTTAAATTAAGCAAATCCTCTGGTTTCATATTTAATCCATCAGCGATTTTAATTATATTTTCGACTTTGGCATTCATGATTCCACGTTGGAGAATTGATCTAACAGTTGTGTATGGTAATCCAATTTCTATTGAGAACGCATTAACATTTCCAAATTTTAATTCAATCAACTTTTTTAAACGATCTTCTAAGTTCATGTGATCACCTCCTGAAAGTATAGTACCATACGAAAAATCGTATAACAAGAGATAAATCCATTGACAATATACGAAAAATCGTATATTGTTTAATTAAACAATATTTAGCGTTTATTTTTTTATAATAATATACGAAAATTCGTACAAAAGGAGTGACTTTTATGTTAGATAATTTAGAAAAAGCTAGACAAGAAAAAAATATATCATTAGTTTCTATGGCGACTGTATTAGGTGTTAAATATCAAACACTTAGAGAAAAGATAAATGGAACTTCTGAATTTAAATTTAAAGAAGCTCTAATAATCCAAGAAGAATTTTTTCCAGAATATGAGATTAAATTTTTATTTAAAAAATAAGTTTGGAGGGCTTAGTATGTCAAAAGAAAAACTAGATTTTATTTTAGAAGTATTTCCACATGTTCAAAAAATTTTGCCATTTGCTACAGAAGATAATTTAGAAAAATTATTTGAACAAGCGAAGCAACGTTTAGAAGTTGAATTAATGGAAATACAATTTGAATAAATAGGTGGTAGCCAATCGTATAAGCAATATGCAAAAAAATACAAGTAATAGAAAGAGAGGGAATTTAATGTCTGAAAAAATCAGAACAGCTTGTAATAACATTTATGGCTTCAGAGTTGTTGAAGAAGAGGAGATTAACAAAGTAAGCACTCCACGTATGAATTTACCAAAAGTAGTAAAGGAACGAATCATATTTTTTAGAAAATATCTTGATGATGGAATGACCTTTACAGGATGTCTACGGATGGTTATGGCAGTAGAAGATGAAAAAGAGTTAAAAATGGATTTTGAAGCTGGCTCATACGAAGATTACTTACCAGCAACTGAAGAATTTAAAAAGTGGCGTGACGAATTTGCATTATCGCAATTACATGAAATGGAAATTGCTGTTGCCCTAATTTATGGGTTAGGGGAGGAAGCGGAATGAAACCAGGGAAACTAAGCTTTTTAGATTTAGCGTTAATTATTGATGGTATTTATTATGGTACAGAAGATGTAGATATATGTGAAATTGAAGACTTACTAGAATATTTGCACGATAACGGACATATGGTTGCCGTTTTAAATACTTTTGAGGAGGAAGTAGAATGAAACAATTTAACATTGAATTAGTAAGACGTGACAAAGTGAAAGTAGAACTTGATCCAGAATTTTTTAACGAAGAATGGTTTGCAGAATTTCGGCACTTCTTTTATGACTATGAAACTTTAGAAGAAATAGCAGAGTATATCACGTTTAACGTTGTGCACAATAACGAAACTTTCATCGATGGAATTGGAATACCTCTGAGAAATGGAAAACGGCCATATTGGCTAAAGAAAGACGAAGAAGTAAACGAACACGTAAACGTTATTTATAACAGTTACGATACTGAAATCGAATATGACTAGGAGGAGCAGCGATGGAAAATTATGATCCAATGGGGAACTCATACAATTAAAGTGAGTTTCCAACAATGGGACTACAAAGGATTTATTGTTTTTGAAAAAGGTGGAAATTGTAAAGGATTAGATATCTTAGAACTAGGTGAAGATGATTTATATGATGTGAAATTTAAAGAAAAACCAATCAATTTCAGATTGCTTAGTGCAGATGCTGACTGCGAAGAGTGGTTCGCTATGACTTTAAAAAATGATAAAGAAGAACTGTTGGTTGAAGATGAATGGTATCGTTTGAAAGATTACATTGTAGGTGTTGAGATTGTTGATTTTGTTGAGGAGGAAAAATAAATGAAATTCTATGAAATGAAAGACCCTTATTTTGCATTAATCGCTGCTGAAGACGAAAAACAATGCTTAAAACTTTACAATGACCTTGTTTGCGAAGTTGAGGACGAAAAAGAGTTTTTCGAGGAAATGAAAACAATTGATAAATACGAAGCACTCAAAATGCTTGCTGAAAGTTTTTCAGAAGATGGGGTAAAAACAGGTGTTGAAGAAGCTTTTATTCAGTTAGAAAACCTTGAAGGAAACGGCGAATTATTGCTGATTGACGGCGGTTTATTGTAGGAGGAATAGCCATTGCTAATTTCCCTGAAAGTATACAAAGAAGGATTTAACGAAAAGATTCGAATTGGTGATTCTCTTGAGTATGCGGGATATAAATATATTATTATTCGCATACTCGAAATAAAAAAACTGTATTTTAGCAAATCTATAAGATTAGAAATCGATGTTTTGGCACAAAAAGTCGGAGAGCCAACTAATTGTAATGAATATAAAAAACAGGCTCAGCTAATCGATCGTTATGATCAAAGCAGAGACACCAAAAAAATGGTAAAAGTCGGTGATATTATATTTGCTGAAGATAGGAAAATGGCTTATGAAGTTATTTCAATTAATGATATTCATTATGAATTTGTTGAGTTGGTTGTTGAATATACAGTTAAAATGATTGCTCCTTGGAATCAGCATGAGATAAATAAAGCGTTAATAGACGAGCGTAAAAGTACATTTAAGGTATTAGAAGGTGGAAAGTAATGGATAAACAAGAAATAGGAAAAGCAAATTTTTTGGATGAATATAGAAAAG